CCCCCCATGCCATTCTACAAACTAGACAACACAGAATTACAAATTGCGGAAACTTGCATTGCAGGGCTTGATCTTGATTTACACATAGATCAAAAAGACACCTACACCTATCCAATACAGGGTTGGCACTGGTTTGATACAGAGGATGCTGCAAGAGTATTTTTTGATCTTCCTCCTGTAATAATTGAAGAAATAGACTTGACTAATCCTCCTGTCCCTCTATAATAATTGAATGAAATTAGAATGTTATAAAATATATGATGATGCACTACTACCTACTTTCGCTACTAAACAGTCGGCCTGCTTTGATTTGTATTCATATTTACCGCTCAATACTAACCTAATTTCGTTTTCGATACAAAACGAAAAAATACTAATACCCTGTTGTTCAATAAGAGACAACAAAAAATTTATTACCATAACTCAAGGATTCAGAGTATTAGTCCCAACAGGTCTTATCTTAAATATAACCCAAGGATACTCTGTCAGAATCCATGCACGATCTGGATTGTCATTGAAACATGGTATGGTTCTTGCAAACGGAGAAGGAATTATAGATTCTGATTATATTGATCCGCTATTTATTATGATAACAAATATTTCTATGAAACCTTATAAATTATTCCATGGTGAAAGAATTGCTCAGGGGGAATTAGTGAAATCACTTGACTATTCCCTCGATGTGATGTATGATAAACCAATTAGAACAGACTCCACACGAACTGGTGGATTTGGATCAACAGGTACATCATGACTTTAGAAGAAATCTTCAAACAGAATTCTAATTCGGACGGAATTCCACTATTAGATGAAAATTCTTGGGCGTATCTTAATAAACATTATAATAAAAGACAAATAAAAGATGGACTTGCTGCACACATCGTCCGATATAAATCAAAGTTTCCATATATTGAAATAACACACGAAGCACTAGAAGAAAAGTTTATAGAATTAAAGAACAAAAACGCATCAGATTTTTTAATAACAAACTTTACAGATGTTGTAGAAAAATACCAAGACTATAAATATCCATTTTCTACACACGGGAAACTAGTCATAGACATAACCAATAGCTATAATCCTATAAGTAATTTCTTTCAACAAGAAAATCGAATGACCTGTAGTTCATATGGGTTCGAGAGTCCTTATACCATATGGAATAGTCAAAAATTGTTAGAAAAGATGAACTGGACATTTTGGAGACTAGGAAATAAAGAACTAAACAAGACCCAATATAGGGGGTCATTTAGACTCGGTTCTTATGTAGCAACCCAGTTTAAACCCAATGTGGCAAAGTGCATTTATCAACTAACTAAAGCAAAAGTGGTCTGTGATACCTCCTGTGGGTGGGGAGACCGCCTGGCGGGGTTCTACACCACGCCAAACGCAGAATCCTACTACGGTTGCGACCCCAACGAAGTGGTATTTGAGACCTATAAAAAGCAATGCCTATATTATGAGAGATTATTGGGTTGTGAAGCAAAACTCATAGAGCACGATGGTTGGTTTGAGTGTATTGGCAAAAAGCATGTTGTTATCTTTAGACAACCCGCAGAAGATGTTATTTGGCCAGATGTAGAATTTGACTGCACATTTACTAGTCCTCCTTATTTCTCAACTGAACAGTATAATAAAGGTGGGGTACACGAACAAGACCAATCATGGGCAAGATACTCTGAATATGACAAATGGAAAAATGGGTTTTATTTTCCGATGATGGAATCTGTTTGGAACAAAACAAAGTCTGGTGGATTTGTTTGTATTAATATAATGGATCCACAGGTAAAAGGAAAACGATATAGAGCATGTGATGACTTGGTGGATCACATGATAGCAAAACCAGATTGTCATTTTATAGGCCAAATTGGAATGAGAATCAAACAACGACCAAAGAACATAGGTACAATGAATCTTAGAAAACATCTTTCTAATATTTTTATAGAAAACATCTGGTGTTTTTCAAAGGATGTGGTATCATCGTTTCACACCCCAACATTAGAACATTTATTCATATAAGGACACCATGAAAAGAGACGAACTATTTGAGCACCACAAAGAACTGACAACCAAAGCATTAAAGTTGATGGAAGTAAAAAATAACGACTATGCAGGTAGTAGTGGAAATACTCCTTTTGCTAATTTCGAAAGATGCGAAGCAATGGGAGTCTGTCCAACATCTGTTGGTTTCATGGTGCGGATCGTTGACAAAGTATCTAGATTGAGTACTTTCACCGCTGATGGGAAACTTCTTGTATCAAACGAAGGCTATGAAGATGCAATAATTGACATTATTAATTATTGCATTCTATTCTCGGCATATACAAAGAGCAAACAACCAAAACCAATTGAAACACTCGGACCAACCAAATATCCCTACAATTACTTCGATCATCTCGACGACGAGGATATTAATCCCCCAACAGACAACTGTCCTTCTAAGAAGGACACAACAACTATTATACATACAGGACCACTTACAGGCAACATAACCATTCCAACACCGCCAGGACCGTCTATTTGGGATCTACGTTATCCGAATCCCCACTCTTTCTTAGGTACTCCTTGCAATATCTCTTCCGTGACCACATCCAATGTCTAAATTTTACACAAATGTATATAATTCCTATGATAAGATTCTAGTTCGAGAAAAGAATGAATTAGGAGTCAGTTCAAAATCAGAAATACCATATAGACCATATGTGTATATTGAGACCAAAGACGATTCTCAATATAAAACCATCACTGGTAAATCTGTTAATCGTCTAGATTTTTCGTCTTATCTCGAATATAGAGATTTTATGAAGGATTATTCTAATGTCAGAGAGTTAGATATTCATGGTGTTATTGGATTTGAATATCAATTCATTCATGATACATACCCAGACATATCTAATTACTCGTTTGAATCATTGGATATTATGTATTTTGATATTGAAACCACTTGCGATGACGGATTTCCGAACATAGAGACAGCAAACGAGAAAGTAATTTCCATTGCAATTAGACGGAAAAACGACAAACGAGTATATTGTTTGGGAAAATATAAACCCTCTAATCCAGAAGTCCAGGCATTTTGTTATGACGACGAAAAGAAACTATTAAAAGACTTCATAGATTATATTCAAGATTCTCCTCCTGATATATTAACTGGTTGGAATATTAAGTTCTTTGATATACCGTATTTGATCAATAGAATCAAACGAGTCTTCTCTCCCAAAGAAGCCAAAAGATTATCCCCATGGAAGATCATAAAGGAAAAAACAGTCAATTTTCAAAATAGAGAGAATACGGTTTATGAAATAGTGGGTATTTCTACATTGGATTATTTTGAGTTGTATAAAAAGTTCACATATATCAGTCGAGAATCTTATAAACTAAACAGCATTGCTATGGTAGAATTAGATGAAACCAAACTGGAATTCGAGTACGACAACCTTGCTGATTTCTACAAAAACGATTTTCAGAAATTTGTAGAGTATAATATACAGGATGTTGTTCTTGTAGAAAAATTAGAAGATAAACTAAAACTAATAGAATTAGCAGTCGCACTTGCATATAACGCAGGGGTTAATTTTTCCGATGTGTTTGGACAAGTTAAAATGTGGGATGTTATAATTTATAATTACTTGTTAAAGAAGAAAATTGTCATTCCTCCCAACAGACATACATCCAAAGATGAGCAATTTGCGGGCGCTTATGTAAAAGAACCAATAGTAGGAATGCATGATTGGGTAGTGTCGTTTGATATTAACAGCATGTACCCCATGTTAATATCGGGATCAAACATTAGTCCAGAAACCATTACCGCCGATGGTAGGTTCAAGATTTCTCCGATAAACATATTAAACGGAGATAAAGACACTTTGGATATAATTAATACTCACAAAAGTAAAGGATTGAGTATAGCTGCAAATGGTACTACTTATACTAAATCCAAAAGAGGGTTTTTACCTGAACTCATGGACACCATGTATCAAGAAAGAAAAATGTATAAAAATAAAATGATTGAATCACAAAAAGAATTAGAAAAGATTAATACTGAACTGAAAAGTCGGTCAGTCGCTTGACCAACTCCCAAAATTAGGTTATACTATACACAATGGGATCGTAGTCCAATTGGCCGAGACATTAGATTTAAAATCTATCCAGTATGGGTTCGAATCCCATCGATCCTACTGATTAATGTCGAGTTTCAAGAAAAATAAGGAAATAATATGATAACAGTTACCCAAATAGATTCTATATCGGATATGTTAGTTACGCATTGGAAATTAAATAACATGGAGAACCATTGTGTTAGTCCTGTTATGATTACTAATGCGATTATACAGCATATTTCAAACAAAAAGACAGAAAAATTATATGCTGCTCAATATGATATGATTTATGAACAAATCATGGATAAATACTTTAGGAACTAAAACATGACTGATATTATAGATTATAGTTCGATGAAAACAGAAGATTTGCTTTCTGTTCGTAACCAAATCCAGAATGAAATATCAAAGTATAACAACTTTCAGTTGGTCAGAAAAATTCAATTGAATTCTGCTTACGGATCCCTTGGCTCGGAATATTTTCGATATTTTGATATCAGAATGGCGGAAGCAATCACATTATCTGGTCAACTAACCATTCAATGGATTGCAAACCAACTAAATGAATATATAAATTCATTGTTAAAAACTACCAATGAGGATTATATTATAGCATCAGATACAGATTCGATATATGTAAAATTTGGGGCAGTTGTAAAGAAATTCTTGCCTGCTAGAACCAGTAGAACCAAAACAGTAAATTATCTGGATAAAGTTGTAGATAAAGCAATAAACCCATTCATAGAGACACAATTTAAGATTTTGAGTAATATGATGAATGCGTATGAAAACCGAATGGTTATGGCACGGGAAGTAATCGCAAACAAGGGTCTATGGACTGCCAAGAAAAGATATATTCTTAATGTATTGGATTCTGAAGGAGTTCGATATGCATCTCCTAAACTCAAAATAATGGGAATAGAAACTGCACGAAGTTCTACTCCACAAATTGTCAGAAAAGAACTTAAAGAATGTATTAATATAATAATGAACAAAGATGAAGAAACATTCATCGAATATGTTCAAGAATTCAAGAAAAAGTTCAAAACTCTTCCTGCTGATCAAATTGCATTTCCAAGAACAGTAAATGGTGTATCTAAATATTCTGATACAACCACGATATACAAAAAGGGTACTCCAATTGCAGTTAAAGGTGCATTGATTTATAATCACAAAATTAAAGAAATGAAACTAGAAAAGAAATGTAAGCAAATTCAAGAAGGGGAGAAAATCAAGTTTATTTATCTGAAAACCCCCAATCCTTTTGGTGGAGTATATGGTGGAGACCATGTTATTAGTTTTCCAACAACTATTCCGAGTGAATTTGGGTTGACTAGTTTTATAGATTACAATCTTCAGTTTGAAAAAACATTTATTGATCCATTGACCAATATTTTAAAGAATATAGGGTGGAACACAGAAAAGAAAAATACATTAGAAAGTTTGTTTAATTAAGGAGAAATATGAGCGATTATTTAAAAAGTATTATTAAAAATTCAGGAAACAAGTACGCATCTATCGTAGAAGATGGATTGAGTGGTAGTGACATAGATGGATTTATGGATACTGGTTGTTATATCTTAAATGCACTTTTGTCTGGTTCGATCTATGATGGAATCGCAAACAATAAAATCATTGCACTTGCAGGAGAAACCAGTACTGGTAAAACCTATGTTGCCATGGGAATAGTATCGAAATTTTTGAAGGAAAACAAAGATGGTGTTGTTTTATATTTCGATTCAGAGCAAGCTATAACTAGTCAGATGTTCAAGGAACGAGGAATAGACTCATCCCGAATAGCAGTATTTCCCGTGTCTGTAGTGGAAGATTTTCGTCACCAACTGATTACTATTATTGATAATCACATTAAATTACCGAAAGACGAACAAAGACCGACATTCATTGTATTGGATTCACTGGGAATGTTGTCTACCAGAAAAGAAATGACTGATACTGCCGAGGGTAAAGACACCAAAGACATGACTCGTGCCCAGATAATCAAAGCAACTTTCAGGGTTCTTACTATGAAATTGGGAGTAGCAAAAATTCCACTTTTGATGACGAATCACACATACCAGTCTATGGGAATGTTTCCGACATCAGAATTGGCGGGAGGTCAAGGACTAAAATATGCCGCATCTACTATTGTGTATTTGTCTAAAAAGAAAGACAAAACATCAGATGGTGTTGTGATCGGTAATATAATTCATTGTAAGTTATACAAGGGTAGATTGACTAAAGAAAACAAAATGGTGGATGTTAGATTGAATTATAATACAGGATTAGATCCATATTATGGTCTAGCAGATCTTGCTATCAACCACAACATATTCAAGAAGATCAGCAATAAAATCGAACTCCCTGATGGGAATAAAGTCTTTGAAAAGCAAATAAACGATAATCCAGAAAAATACTTTACAACAGATGTTATGAAGTTATTGGATGAAGCAGCAGCAAAGGAATTCAAGTACGGAAACCCTACCACAGAAGAAGCAACTGAAGATGAGTGAAACCAAAGGGGATATCAATACTATAATATTGCATAACCTTCTCAAGAATGAAACATATTCTCGAAAAGTTATCCCATTCATCAAAGAAGAGTATTTTAAAGATAGACGAGAAAAAATACTTTTTAAGGTAATTCAGGATTTTATACTAAAATATAACAATCTTCCCACAAAGGAAGTGTTATGTATTATCCTAGATAAAATAGAAATTATAAACGAAGAGGAACACAAAGGAATATTGTCGTTATTGGACGAAATATATGTTCCTATTGAAGAAGTTGATTCCAAATGGTTATTAGAGGAAACAGAAAAATTCTGTAAAGACAGTGCAGTATATAATGCAATAATGGAATCGATTAACATTATCAATGAAACTAGCACTAATCAGTCGAATGCTATTCCTGATATTCTATCTAAAGCACTAGCAGTTTCCTTCGATTCTCATGTCGGTCATGATTACATCGAGGATTCAGAATCTAGATTTGAGTTCTACCACACAGTAGAACAAAAGATTCCGTTTGATTTAGAATTCTTCAATACTATTACTGGAGGTGGAACTCCTGCAAAAACCTTGAATATTGTTATGGCAGGTACTGGAGTTGGAAAATCTCTATTCTTGTGTCATCATGCTGCAAACTGTCTAAAGCGCAATCAACATGTATTGTATATTACTTGTGAGATGGCGGAAGAAAGAATTGCAGAAAGAATCGACGCAAATCTATTGGATATAACAATGGATGATCTCAAACAACTTCCAAAGTCTATGTACAACAAACGATTAGAAAATATATGTGCAGGAGTCACTGGGAAACTTATCATCAAAGAATATCCAACAGCAACCGCAAATGTAAATAATTTTAGATTTCTTTTGGACGAATTGTGGTTAAAGAAACGATTTAAACCAACAATTATCTTCATAGACTATTTGAACATATGTGCATCTGCTAGAGTGAAACATGGGAACAATATAAATTCATATTCTTATGTTAAATCAATTGCAGAAGAAATTCGGGGATTAGCAGTAGAATATAATGTTCCTGTGTTTAGTGCAACACAAACCAATAGAACAGGATTTAAGAGTAATGATGTCGGATTGGAAGATACATCAGAAAGTTTTGGTCTTCCAGCGACTGCTGACTTCATGTTTGCAATGATAACAACAGAGGAATTAGACGAAATGAATCAAATTTTAATCAAACAACTAAAGAACCGATATAACGATACTATTGTTAATCGTAAATTTCTATTAGGAATAGACAGAGCAAAAATGAAATTATCTGATGTACAAAATACATATCAAAGTAATACACCAAATTCTTCTACCAAAACCGACTTCTTTGGAATGAAGGAACTACCACCCGCTGAACTCAAAACCTGGAGATTCTAATGTCTTCATATATTGACGTTAAGTATATTAATCTTATATCTGCTCAACTCAAAAAATTCAAGTGGAAATCTACAACACTTGCAAATTGTCGTTGTCCAATATGTGGCGATTCTGCGACACACAAGAACAAAGCTCGAGGATATTTTTTCAAAAAGAACAATGATTTTTTCTTCAAATGTCACAATTGCGGAATAGGTCATAACCTTTATAATTTATTAGAAATGGTGTCTCCTGCACTATGCAAGCAATATCAAGTAGAACGATATGTAAATGGAGAAAATGGTAAATCGAATTATAAAAAACCAGAAGTACCAGACCTATATCCGATAAAGGCAACTACATTGTGTGAATATCATTATGTAACAATAGATTCGTTGCCCGACTCCCACGAATGCGTTAAGTATTTGATATCTCGTAAACTAACTAAAGAATACTGGAAACATTTTAGATATGCAGAAGATTTTCATGTATTTGCGAAAGACATAAACGAAAAGTATGAAGTATTCAAAGACCCAAGACTTATTATCCCTATATTCAACAAAGAATCGATATTAGTTGGCGCACAAGGAAGGATACTAAAGGACTCTAAACAAAAAACAAAATATATAACTCTTCGAGTAGAAGAAGATACCCCTATATGTTTTGGACTAAATAACCTTAAAACAAGGGAAGAGATAATTGTAGTAGAAGGTCCAATAGACAGTTTGTTTTTACCAAACTCCATTGCATGTCTGGGATCATCCAATTTTCTCGATGTAGAAGAGAAATTTAAACTAAAGGGTATAACTCATGTTCTCGATAATGAACCAAGAAACAAAGCAATAGCTTCTATACTAAAGCAATTGATTGATAAAGGTAAAAAGGTTTGTATATGGCCTACTCAAAATAAATTTAAAGATATAAATGAAATGGTCTTGAACGGCATCGATGTTCATGGTATGATTGTGAAAAATACCCACATAGGGTTGTCTTCTATGGTAGAATTTAACAAATGGAGGAAAATCAATGTCAAGTGATAAATTTAAAAAATTAAGTCAAAAAGAACTTAATATAGTGTCGAGTATATATTTAAACTTTAGTACCAATTTCATCGAATATATTAAAGAACTAGATCCCGAAATGTATAAAAGAGCAGTAGATTATGCGTCGACCGTTGATCCACTAAAAGAATTAAAGAAGGATTAATATGAAAATTTTAGTTTTATATATACTATGTCTGTGTTGATCTAACTTAATGAATACCGAGGAGGTTTATATGTTAATATGTTCTAAGTGTAATCAGAAGAAAGACGAATCATTCTTTAGGTCTAGAAATAAGGATAAATATCGATTTGGTAAATATCGATCAATTTGCCGCGACTGTGCAAAAATACAACAGCGTTATGCTTATGCCAAACGAAAACAAGCCGATCCTTTTACATCACGATATCAAAAAATTAAAGGAGCTAATCCCTCTACGGATTTGACACCTGAATTTCTGAAAGGTTTGTGGACTGGTAAATGCTTTATCAGTGGAGAACCGATACATTTTTATAACACAAAAGAAGTCAATAATCATTCAGATGGTGCTGAACTTGATAGAATTATACCAAATATAGGGTATATGAAGGGGAATGTATGTTGGCTTTCTCGTGAATTTAATTGTAAAAAATCAAATTCGTCGATAGAAGACTTAGAAAAGATACTAAAATGGATGAAAAACTACAAACCTATACATGACAGTTTTTCTTTTATACAAAAACAAAAACAGATTCCATGGAATCGGGGGTTAAAATATACTAACCCCGATGCGGCCGGAGATAACTGTAGCAGTAGTAAATTATCTTCGATTGATGTAAAAAACATCCGAGATGGGTATGTTCCTAAAAGAGGGCGAAATGTAGAATTGGCGAAGCAGTATGGTGTTAATCGAGTAACTATTGATAATATTATAAAAGGAAAATCTTGGAAAACAATACTATAAAATACGAAAAACGAATTCCAGTATTAGACGCAGGGTTTGTAGAATACATATCTCACATGCACACAGATGCATCTGTTTGTAATGCCGCTAGAATAAGTTTCAATAAAGAAACAACCTTGGAGTTGAACAAGGAAAATAGGTCATCTCTTTCCGAAAAAGATTATAAACTAGTAAAGTATCTTGCAAAACATGGTCATTGGACTCCATTTGCACATCCACAAATAACTTTAAGAATTAAAGCCCCTATTTCTATCAGAACACAATGCTTTAAACACAAACAAGGATTTGTAGAAAACGAAATTTCACGAAGGTATGTCACAATAGTTCCTGAGTTTTATTCCCCGAACTGGAGAACTTCTCCAACACAAGGTGCCAAACAAGGAAGTGAAACATTTATGAAAGAAGGTACAGAAAAAGAATTATGCAAGGAGAAGTATAATAGAGCTGCGCAAAAGTGCCTTTCTATATATGACGAACTAGTTAACAGTGGAATTGCACCAGAACAAGCGCGATTTATATTACCACAAGGGACATATACCGAGTGGTGGTGGACTGGATCATTAGCAGCATATGCTCGTTTTTATAAACAAAGAGTAGATCCACACGCACAATGGGAAATTAGAGAATATGCTCAGGCCGTTTCGAAAATAATAGAAGAGCTTTTTCCCGAATCTTGGTACTGTTTGACCGAATCTGAAGTACTCTGATATAAATATCGTATCCCATATTATGAAAAAAGAAATTATACTACCGTCGCTTTATCAGCAATTTATTCATATTTCTCGATACTCTCGTTGGTTAGAATCTGAAAAATGTAGAGAAACTTGGGAAGAGACTGTGGCACGGTATTTTGATTTCTTTGAGAAACATCTAAAAGACAAACACGACTTTATTCTTTCGAAACAATTGAGAAATGAATTAGAAAGTGCAATTCTTAATTTAGAAATACTACCTTCTATGCGAGCGTTAATGACTGCTGGAGAAGCTTTGGAGAGGGACAATGTGGCTGGATATAATTGTAGTTATATTACAGTTGGTAGAGTTAGAGCGTTTGACGAAATATTATACACCCTCATGTGCGGTACTGGCGTGGGGTTTAGTGTGGAGAGACAATATGTTGAAAAATTACCTACAATCACTGAAAGCTTCTCTAATACAGAAACTGAGATTATGGTGGAAGACAATAAGGCTGGATGGGCTAGAGCTTTCAAAGAACTCATCTCGTTACTTATTGCTGGTCAAATACCGAAATGGAACCTTAAAAAGATACGACCTGCGGGAGCAAGACTTAAAACTTTCGGTGGTAGAGCATCTGGCCCACAACCCCTCGATGATTTGTTCAAGTTCACCGTTGCAACCTTCAAAAGAGCGGCTGGTAGGAAACTTACGAGTATCGAGTGCCACGATATCGTATGTAAAACTGGTGAAATTGTCGTAACAGGAGGAGTTAGAAGAAGTGCACTAATATCCCTCTCAAATCTCACAGATGAAAAACTGCGTGATGCTAAAACAGGACAATGGTGGGTAGAAAATCCACAGAGAGCTCTTGCGAACAATTCAGTAGCATATAAAGAAAAACCAGATATCGGTGTGTTTATGGATGAATGGGTTTCTCTTTATAAATCAAAATGTGGAGAACGAGGAATATTTAACAGAGATGCGTGTAAGAAAACAGTTGCGAAACTAGGTGATCGAAGAGATGCTAATTATGAATTTGGCACGAACCCATGTTGTTTAGATGGTAATACTTTAATACAGACAAATTTGGGAAAAGTATCAATATCTGATATTGTCAAGAATATAAATGATTATCTTATTCTAACTTATAATCTAGAAACAGAAAAACTAGAATATCAAGAGATTATTTCTGGTGGTATGACAAGACCAAATGCTGAAATAATACAGTTGCAATTTGTAACAGAAACATCGGAAGTTATAACGATTGACTTGACCCCCGATCATAGAGTTTGGACAGAAACTAGGGGATATATTGAGGCGAAAGACTTATTAAAAACAGATAACATCTTACTAATAACGGAACAATCGTGTTTGTATGTGCTTTATGGAATAGAAATCGTCAAAGTTGACGATAGAAGAGACACATACGATATTCAAACAGTCAATCAGAATTTTTTCGCTAATGGGATTTTAGTCCATAATTCAGAAATTATTCTACGAGACAGAGAGTTTTGCAATCTAACAGAAGTTGTTGTTCGTGATACAGATACTCCTGAATCGCTAAAAAGAAAAATCAGACTTGCTACTATTCTCGGGACATGGCAGGCATCACTTTTGCATTTTCCTTATCTTTCATCTGAATTTAAAAAGAACTGTCAAGAAGAAGCACTATTGGGGGTTTCTTTGACTGGGATTTTTGATAATGAATTTATGCGAACTAATAACAAAGAACTAGAGAATACTTTAACCGAATTCAAACAAACTACTATTGATGTAAACAAAGAGTGGGCGAAGAAACTTGGTATTAATCAGTCTGCAGCTATAACTTGTATAAAACCTTCAGGCACAGCCTCACAGTTGGCTGATTGTGCATCTGGTATTCATCCTAGGCATAGTGCATACTATATCAGAACAGTAAGAGCAGACAGAAAAGACCCATTATGTCAAATGATGATGGATATGAAGTTCCCATATGAACCCTGTGTGAATAAACCAGATTCTACTATGGTTTTCTCATTTCCTATAGTGTCGCCTAATTCTTTCACCAGAAATGACCTTACTGCAATCGAGCATCTTACTATTTGGTTGACTTATCAACGATTTTGGTGCGAACACAAACCATCCATTACCGTTACGGTAAAAGAGTCCGAATGGATGGAAGTAGGTGCTTGGGTATATAAGCATTTCGATGAAATAAGTGGTATTTCGTTCTTGCCACACTCAGATCACTCCTATCGCCAAGCTCCTTACCAAGAGTGTTCTGTAGAGGAGTGTAGTGCGTTGGCATCGACGCTACCGACCTCTGTAGAGTGGATTAAAGAGTTAATGGTATATGAAAAAGAGGACTGTACAGTTGGAGCTCAGACATTTGCCTGCTCTGGGGATAAATGTGAATTGGTTGACTTAACTTGACTTATATATAGTGTATGAGCCAACTATACAAAAAAGGACAATTATATTTAACAGGTACTACATCAGGGTTAACACTAGGTACTATACCAAATCATAAAGCAGTACTATTTAATGCTGTAGCGGATTTAACGGTAACTGGTAAAATGTTCTTGGGTGGTGGAACAGGGGATTCTGGGAACACATTAGAAACTGCCGGATTTACTTTCAGTGCAACTGCTAAAACTAGTATAATACACCCTATACGATATAGTAGCATAAGTGAAATAACAGGAACTGGTAATAGTATCGTATTATTAAATTGATATTTTTGTTAGTTTAAAATATAATTTATTATAGATATTCAAGGGCACTCATATGTTCAGAGTCCTTAAATATTGTTCTATTCTGCTTTTGCTTCTTTTGGTCTGTTGTTCTACTTTGGTAGAAACATCAAAACACCAAGATGCACCAATACAAACAACTCGTCGTGGTTTTGACAATACCACAATAGAAAACGACAGGTATCCGTGTGTTGTTGCTTTGCATAACATTACTTCTTTTGTTGGGAGTGGTGTTTTAATAGATCCCAGTTTTATTCTTACTGCCGGACATTGTATAGATTCTAAGGATATAGTAGAAGTTAGAACTTTTGATGGTAGATCTCATCCTGTCAAGAAACTTATACATCATCCATATTATTCTATAATGGGGTTTGTGTTAAACGATATTGGTATAGTTGAATTAGTAACACCTATTACTAATATAACAATATACAAACTTCACCCAGATCTTTTAACTATACATAAATTTCAAGATCTAGATGTATGTGGTTATGGTGGTTCTTGGAAGAAACAGAGTCAATTAGGAAAATTTAGATTCTATGGTATTTTAATACAGGAAACCAACGAGTTCAAGATACTCCCAGTAGATGGAAGTATATGGTTTGGAGATTCTGGTGGTGGGGTATTTACCATTTATAGGTATGAAATTTATTTGACTGGAATCATGCGAAGTTTCTCTGTTTACTCATCAGATAAGGGTCCAGTAATCATTGAAAATTCTTGCATTCGAGTGGATCGTTATAGAGATTGGATTGGTAGTGTTGTGAAATCTATAAATACTGTAGAATGATAATAGCAGGCATCGATTACAGTTTAAACGGCCCCGCAATTTGTGTTATGGATACTAGTTATTCTTTTGAATTTCAGAACTGTAATTTTTACTTCTTATCAGATATCAAGAAATATTCCAAGACCTTCTTGCACAATATTCATGGAGAAAACTTCAAGGAATACAACGAAGAATCAGAAAGATATGATAGCATTTCTGATTGGGTCATGGGCATAGTTGCAGGAATAGATCAAGTGGCACTAGAAGGATATGCATATAGTGCTCAAGGTAGGGTGTTTAATATAGCAGAAAATACTGGTATTCTCAAATACAAACTGTGGCAAAGTCAAATACCAGTAGAAGTTATACCACCCACTAGAGTTAAAAAATTTGCGAGCGGGAAGGGGAACTCTGATAAGTTATCGATGTATGAAGCATTCACCAAAGAAACTTCTATTCCTCTTATGGATGTAATAAGTCCAGATAAATCAAA